TTATGGAGCCAACCGGGCCTTTAATCCGCGACATCTGGCAAACAGATTTTGAGAACTTCTTGGAGGAGTACGAAGTGCCGTACACCTTCAGAGCATCGCCGCTTCCTGAATACACACTGCACCTAGAAAAAGACACCAAGTTGCTTTGCCGCAGTTTTGAGAATTGGCAAAGAATTATCGGCTCTAATTTTTCGCACATCCTTGCGGATGAGGTTGATGTTGTTTCGCCTGGTATCGCGAACAAAGCGTTCCCCAAAATCCTTGGCCGTCTTCGTGCTGGGAACGTTCGCCAGTTTGCTGCGGTGTCAACGCCTGAAGGCTTCCGCTGGATGTGGAACACGTTTGGCACAGAAGAAGCGCAGCAGCGCCCTGATCGGAAGCTGATTAAAATGCGATCGGTGGATAACCCCCACCTTCCAAAAGACTTCATCGAACGTCTCGAAGCAAACTACGATCCCAGCCTGTTAAAGGCGTATTTGCTTGGAGAATTTACGAACCTGACAACCGGCCAGGTTTATGACCGTTTTGATCGCGTCAAACATGTAGTCACCGATATTCCTGATGTCAGCGACGAGCCTCTTCGCGTCGGCGTTGACTTCAATATCGGGAACATGTCAGCAGTCATCGGTGTTCGTCTTGGGAACAACCTTCTCCTGACTGACGAGGTCAGCGGTGCACATGACACCGACGCAATGGCACAAGAAATACAACGCCGTGCTGATGGACGCCAGGTATACGTCTACCCTGACGCATCTGGCGGAAACAGAAGCACGAATGCCTCACGTACAGACATTCAGATCTTGGAGTCGTACGGCTTTAGTAATCAATCACCAAAGGCAAACCCTCCCGTACGTGATCGGGTGGCTTCTGTTCAAGCTTTGTTGGAAAACGGAAAGGGCGAAGTCAGATTGCAGGTCGCCGCAAATTGCAAACGAACGATTGAATGTTTAGAGCTGCAGAGCTACACCGAAGCCGGTGATCCTGATAAAGATGCGGGGTATGATCACATGAATGACGCTCTTGGTTATCTTGTCTACCGCGATTTCAGCATGATTCATGCTCGCGCTGGCCGAGGCACTGGCATCAGGCTTTACTAAACTGACGGCATCGGGCGGGATTTAACTGTGTATTCAGGCTTTTCTGGTGGTCGCCAGCGCGTTGGCAACGTTACTCAGGTGAACGATCCCGCCACGGCTTGGGTGAATCAGGAACCGCACTGGGGATTAATTGAACATTTACTTGGCGGCACATACAAAATCAGAAAAGGCCACCGCAAGTTTTTACCGCAAGAGCCAAGAGAATTAGACGAGTCTTATGACAACAGACTGCAACGGTCTGTTTTAGCGCCTTATTACGTCAGGCTTGAGCGCATGTTGGCTGGCATGTTGACGCGTAAGCCAGTCAGGCTTGACGATGTTTCTGATCAAATCCGCGAACAACTATTTGACGTTGATCTGCAGGGCAATGATTTGCAGACGTGGCTTTACAACACATCGCGCATTTGCATTCGCTACGGGCACGTTGGTGTTTTTGTTGATGCGCCAAAGTCCGGCGACAATGGCCGCCCTTACTGGATCACGTACACGCCAAGGGACATACTTGGCTGGCGCACTGAAATGGCCGATGGCGAACAGAAACTGATGCAGCTTCGTTTGTTTGAAAAGGTGATTGTTCCTGATGGTTTGTACGGCGAGAAGCAAGTCGAGCAAGTACGTGTCTTGACCCCTGGCGCATTTGAGATCTTCCAAAAGGATCAAAAAGGCGATTTTCGTGTTGTTGATGAAGGCACAACAAGCTTGAGCGAGATTCCGTTCAGCGTTGCGTATTCCAACCGCATTGGTGTTTTGGAATCATTCCCACCGTTGGCTGATATTGCTGAGCTAAACCTGCAGCACTATCAAGTGCAATCTGACCTTGGGAATCAATTGCACATCAGCGCAGTGCCGATGCTTGCGTTGTTTGGTTTCCCTGCAGCAGCAGAAGAAATCAGCGCAGGGCCAGGAGAAGCGATCAGCCTTCCGGAAGGAAGTGATGCCCGCTATGTAGAACCACAAGGCAACAGCTACGACGCGCAGTTCCGCAGGCTTGATCAGATCGTTTCGCAGATTAATGATCTTGGCCTTGCTGCTGTGATGGGTGCAAAGCTTGCAGCCGAAACAGCCGAATCGAAACGGATTGATCGCAGCCAAGGTGACAGCACCATGATGGTTGTCGCGCAGCAGATGCAAGACATGATCGACAACTGCTTGCGGTTCCATGCTGATTACCTTCAGGAGTCACAAGCTGGCAGCAGTCTTGTCAATCGTGACTTTATGGGAGCAAGACTTGAGCCACAAGAGATTCAAGCGTTGTTGCAGCTTTACACCGCTGGCACGGTGACACAAGAAACGCTGTTGTTGCAGCTAGAGGCAGGGGAAGTGCTTGGAGATGACTTTGATGTTGAGGCTGAGCTGGAAGCAACCCAGGCTGGCGGATTACTTGAAACACCGCAGCCAATCCCGCAGCAGGAAGTCACAATGCCTGAAGGAGAACCGGAGGTAACCGATGGGGTGGCTTGATGATTTGCGCAGACCAAAGGCAGAACAACCATCAAGTCGGGATTTCTTTTATTCGCATGACAGGCTTGCGAATCAGTATTTTGCGGTTATCAGACTGACTTGGTATTTGGACGGCAAGGTTTGCGCCGTGACCGAAAGCAGTATTGCGACTTATGACAAAGATGTCGTGGCGGAGTTTACGTCAATCTTGGATAACGCTCTAAAGCTTGGCGCTGATGCGTCTGTTGTTTGCATTGAAGAAGCTAAAGCCCTTGGCATCTATGAAAAATGAGCACACCCGCTGAGTTTTACAACAACGCAATAAACCTGAATCGATATGGAAATGGTGTATCAAAAAGGATTGTCAGTGCATACAACGATCTTGTTCTTGACGCTATTGACCAGCTTCGTGGGCTTGATGGGCTGCCTGCGCCTGGCAAGGCTGCACGGCTTAGGTCCATTCTCGCGCAATTAAAAACCAGTGTTAACCAATGGGCGGGGCAAAGCACATCGCTGTCAATTAGTGAGCTTGAAGAACTAGCAGGTGTTGAGGCTGGTTTTGTTGAAGACCAATTGCGAAAGGTCTTACCGTCTGATCTAAAGCCCAAAGTCAATTCTGTAAAAATTTCCCCTGGCTTTGCTGAAGCTGTTGTGACGACTGACCCAACACAGATTGGCGTAGTTTCTTTAAGTGATGATCTTCAGGCTGCTGTAACTGGAGCAACAAGAGCGGTCACGGTCACAATTGCCGATGGTGTCACGTTGACGCTGCCAAACGGTCAGATCTTGCAAAAGGCATTCCAAGATTTAGGGGAACGGCAAACAGCATTATTTGGCAAATCGGTCAGGAATGGCTTGTTACAGGGTGAGACAACTGAATCAATTGTGAAACGTTTGAAAGGCCGCTTGCAACAGGGTCAATCAGGCAGCATCAATGAAATCATTGCGGCAGGTGGTCAAGCCACAATTCCTGCAGACCAACAAATCAGAACTCTTGTTCGTACAAGCATCAACCAAGTTGCAAACGCTGCAAGCCAAAAAGTCTTTGAGGCTAATCAAGAGGTAACTAAAAAATACAAATACGTGGCCACGCTTGATGGCAGGACATCACCAATTTGTCGAGCTTTAGATGGCACGGTCCATGAATATGGCAAGGGGCCAGTGCCACCGCAGCATTTCAACTGTCGTTCTGCGACTGTGCCAATTGTTGATTACGAAGGCTTGGGTATAAAACCACCGCCGGAAGACACCAGATCAAGTGCTGGTGGATTAGTGCCTGAAAGCACGACTTACGGTGAATGGTTAAACAAGCAAAGCAAGGAAGAAAAAGCAAGGATTCTTGGTGCTGAAAAGGTTCCGTATTTCAACCGTTTGGTAAAAAAGCATGGGCCGACCGATGCGATAAAAAAATTTGTCAGTCGAGACGGGTCAGAAAAAACAATTGAAGACCTGAAAAAGGCTTATGGCGATCCTTCAAAGATTAAAGTAAAGCCAAAAGCCAAACCCAAGCCAAAGGTTGCACCTAAACCCAAACCACAGGCTGCTCCTAAGCCTCAAACAACTAAACAGCTTCAGGTGGAGCTTGACGAAGCCAAGAAAAGCACTGCTAAAGCAAAAGCAGCGGCTAATACGGCAACAGCAAAGGCTAAGAACTTAGAAAAAGAATTAAAAGAGACATTAAAGCCGCAAGCAAGCGCACCTTTGGTTGTCGCTGAAAAACGGTTGGCAACATTGCAAGCTGAGCTGAAAAACCTTACGCCAGAGCTAGTTAAAGCCAAGCCGTCCAAAGACGCATTAACAAAATACAAGAAAGTATCTGCAGAGCTGCAAGAGTTAAAAGCAAAGGTACAAGCTGATGCCAGCGTAAAAGCATCGAAAGAAGGCCGGCTTAAGTATCAAAAGGTTTTAAAGGAGCAGGCCAGAACAAACAAGTCAACCAAAGCTCCTCGGAGAGAACTTGAAGCATGGTCTGGCACTGACTTCCGCAAGATGCGTGCAGAACAGTTCAAAATGGCCAAAGAGCAAGGCGTTGGGCTTAACTACTACGAAGATTTTCAAGTGTCTGTTTATGAAAAGGCACCAAAAGGGCTAAGAAATAAAATTGCCAAAATGGAGGGCTATTTAGAAGGCGGCCCCAAATATGAAGGCGTCGTAAAACGTGGGATGAATATGGATAACAATAAGCTGGAGCAGCTTGTTAAAGGAATTGAGTCAGGCAACGAGACTTTAGCGATGGAAAGCTGGACCAAGAACCCAACGTTGAAGCGAGAGTTTCTTAATGGCAACAATAATGAAGTTATTTTGTCTATGAAAAACAAACGTGGTGTTGACATTTCAGGTGATGTTAAGAGCACATTTAAAGACGAAGGCGAAGTCTTGCAGCCTGCTGGGGCCAAGTACAAAATCAAAAGCCAGAGGAAAGAGGAGATCAGCGAATACAAAACCTCCCAAGGGGTGTATCGTTGGTTTATTGAGATAGAACAGCTTTGATGGCTGAGGAGTCACGCGACGACAGGTTTGGCATGTCCCTTGAGATGGGGAAGGTCGATCCTGACTTCATGCCTGAGCTGACGGGTGAAGATCCAAATTTCATGGAGAAGTTTGCAGCAGCAAACGGAATCAAGTTTGTTGACGAGACAAAAAAACCTAAAAAGCCTGCTGCTGATTGAACCGTGCTGCTGTAAGGGTTAACCTAAGATCAGCTCAAACGCCTCAATCCAAGTGGCAAAGCTTCATAGCAGATTTCAACTCACGCTTCCGGGCGAAGAGAAGAAGGCCAAGCCTGCAGCTAAAAAAGCTGTGGCTAAGAAAACAGAAGTTAAGGAGGAATCCTGATGCCTAGCTATTCCGGGCCAAAAAAACCTCAGAAGCCTGCTAAGAAAAAGAAAGGAGGCAAGAAAAAGTGAAGAAAGGTTCCCGCGTTAGCTGGGTTTACCAAGGCAAGCGGACTTTTGGTGTTGTTACCGGCAGCGGTGGCAAGCGTGCATCAGTCAAGGGGCCAAGCGGTGGCACGATTACGCGTGTTGGCACTGATGCTGATCCCATTGTGCGGGTCAAGTCAGAAAGCACGGGCAACCCTGTTCTGAAGCGTCGCTCACAATTGAAGGCGGCACCAAAAGGCAAATGATCATCGCAAAGCGTGCGTCTTTTAAAGCGCGTCATGCGAAAAATATTGCCAAAGGGAAAACAAGTGCCGCATTCTGGGCGAACAAAATTAAATGGAGCTGATAACCTTTAGGAGCAAATAAGCCCTACGGGTTGCACATGTCTGAAGAGCAAATTCAAGAGACTACGTCTTCTGAACCTCAAAACAACGCTGAACTTGAGTCATTAAAAGGCAGCGTTGAAGCGTTAGAACGCAAAAACCACGAGCTAATCGGCAAGCTAAAAAAGACTAAAGCGATTCCTGATGGCGTTGATGTTCAGGAGTTACTGGACTTCAAAGCTAAGGCGGAACAAGCAGACCTGGAAAAGCAAGGCAAGTACGGCGAAGCCCGACAAGCTTTGGAGCAACAGTTCCGTGAGGCGACGGCGGAAAAGGACAAACGCATTTCTGAACTTGAAGCGCGTGTTCGTGAGCTGGAGCTAATCACGCCTGCTGTCAGTGCTTTGGCTGATGTTGTTCATGACCCAGACTTGATTTTAAAAACCAAGTTGACGAGTGAACAAATCGAACGCGAGCCTGATGGCACCGTAGTTGTTGTCGATGGCTATCAACGAACGCCTGTCGGTGAATGGGCCAAGACTTTGCCAGCTTGGATGCAAAAGCAACCCAAGCCACAGGGCAGTGGCGCACCGTCGGGGCGGGCATCAAGTGATTCTGTTGCTGGTGTCAAAAATCCATTTAGCAAAGAAACGTTCAACCTCACAGAACAATCACGGTTATTTAAAACTGATCGTGACATGTATGAAAGGTTGAAAAACGCAGCTAACCGTTAGTATGTGACCTAATGGCAGGGCTACGCCGCGCCAATCGGGTTACGCCCACACCGTAAACATTCTCTTTTTTTGACAGATGGCGACTCTTAGGAGCGACATCATCATCCCTGAGGTATTTACGCCTTACGTTATTGAGCAAACCACTCAGCGTGATGCCTTCTTGGCAAGCGGTGTGGTGCAGCCAATGGCTGAGCTAAATGCTGCAGAGGGTGGTGGGGACTTTGTTCAAGTTCCTTTCTACAAAGCCAACCTTGCTGGTGACTTTGAAGTTCTTACTGATAGTTCTTCACTGACCCCAGGCAAGATCACCGCAGACAAGCAGGTTGCTGCTGTCTTGCACCGTGGTCGTGCTTTCGAGTCACGGGACTTAGCTGCCTTGGCTGCTGGTTCTGACCCGATGGCTGCCATTGGTTCAAAGATTGCTGACTACATTGCCAACCAGCGCCAGAAAGATCTTCTTTCTTGCCTTGGTGGTGTGTTCGGCGCAGTTGGTGACACCGCTGGTGGTGCTTTCCTCGGCCTAGCCGTTGATGGCGCATCTGGTGACACACCAACCGTGCTTGGGCCACGTCAAATCGTTCAAGCAAAAGCATTGCTTGGCGATCAAGGCGAAAAGCTCGCTGCGATCTGCGTACACCCCAACGTGTACTACGACCTGATGGAGCGTCGTGCAATCGACTTCATCTATGACGACACTGGCGCGGCTGACACTGGGGCAACTCAGGGTTCAACTGCAAACGCATTTGGCCAGCCACAAGTTCCTACTTTCATGGGGCTGCGTGTAATCGTTTCTGCAGACGTACAAAGTGCAGGGGTTTCCCCGAACAAAGAGTACGTTTCCTATCTGTTTACCCAAGGTGCAATCGCTTCCGGCGAACAGCTTGGCCTGCAGACAGAAACCGATCGCGACATCCTCGCCAAGAGTGATGCAATGTCGATCGATCTTCATTACGTCTACCACCCGGTGGGCTCGAAGTTCTCCTCTGCTGTTTCAAATCCAACCCGCGCACAACTGCAAACGGTTGGGAACTGGACGAAGGTTTACGAGACCAACAACATTGGGATCGTGCGGATTACTTCCACTTCTAACCTTGATTGAGGGAGTAATTAACCATGGCATCCATTTTT